TGTTGTTGAACTTCAGCCGACAGGTCTCGGCCCGCTTGTCACAGCCCGCCTCGATCCGCAGCGTATCGCCAGCGCCGACCGCCGCCCGGATCGGCTCCCACAACTCGATCTGGCGGCTGCCATCGGCGGCCAGCCGGTCATGCTTGATCGTCCCCGACAGCCCCGCCGCGGCGCCGCTCTGCACGACCAGCCGACCCCGTTCGAACCAGCGATCCTGAAACGTGTCCAGCAGCGCAAAGCCGAACACCCGTCGCGCCCCGACGATTTCCGCCGCCAGCGTCACCGCATAGCCGACCGCATTCAGGGTGAACCGGCAGCGCCCGTCACCCAGCACCGCGCCGCAGGGCCGTTGGATCACCCGGCCTTGCGGCTGGTTCAACGCCTCGGTCAGCCCGCGCAATTCGGCATGAAATGCCCCTGCTCCGCGCCGAATCTCGCCAATCGTGCCACGAAATCGCAGCATCCGCTGGCTGACATCGCGCCAGTTCACCAGCCACAGCCGCACCTCGGCCCCATCCAGTCGGCCCGCGTCAATATCCTCCTCGCGCAGCGAGGTATCGCTCAGCACTCCCAACGCTTCCGAGTTGTCGACCGACAGCCCGGTGCCCTGCACGATGGCCCGCGCAGACATCCCCGCATCGGCGCGAAAGTCGATCCCGTCAAAGGCCAGCGCGCGGTCATGGTCGGTAAAACCCAGCATCACACCGTCACGTCGCACCACCGCCCAGGCGCGGCAAACGTGCGTCAGTCCGCCCGACAGGTGGTCCAGCAGCGCAGCGGTCATACCCGCACCTCGATCACCGGCACCGCAGGCAGATCGCCCGCCCGGAACGACGCGACTGACACCTGAATCCGATCGGTATCAAACCGCACCGGCACGTCGAACTCGAACCCCGCGCGCACTTCGGCCTCCAGGTCGGGCGCGGCCGCAAAGGTGATGATCCCGTTCGGCAGATCGACCGCCCAGTCAATCGCCTCTTGCAGCGCGTCGCCACCAACGGCCACCCGCACAGTGCCCGCCACCGGCTTGGCCACCGGCCGGACATAGCTTTGCAGTCCCGAGACATAGGCCTTGGTCAGCCCAAAGGCCGTCTGCACCCCGTCGCCCACCCCGATCAACTGATCCAGCGGTGTCACTTGCCCCGTGGGCAGGCTGGACTTGAAATCCGACCAGTCCTTCCAGCGAAACCCGTACAATTGCCCTTGCCGCGCCTCGAAGAACGCGATCAGCGCCTCGACGTCGTCCAGCGACCGCAGGCCCAGCCCGGCGTCATAATGGCGACGCGAATGCGCCCACGGCGTATTGCGCTCCTCGAACCCGTTGGCCAGCGCCACGATCTCGGTGCGCCGCTCCGGCCCGCCGACCGACCCGAAACTCAGGCTGGCCGGGAATCGTACTTCATGAAACGACATGCTCGCCTCCTCGGTCGCACGCGACCACCTGCGTCAAGTTCCGCCGCTAGCGGTTGCGCTGCCCACGCCCCAGCGCGCGGCCCATCTGCGCGGCAATCTGCGACTGGCTGCGCTGGAATCCCGCGACGTCCGGGGTCTGGATGTTGAACGTCACGTTGACGCCGCCACCACCGCCGCCTCGCACGCCCAGCCGCCCGTCGGCTCCGCGCGCCAGCGGCATGATCGCCTCCGGCCCCGCTTCGCCCATCAGGCCCATACCGCCGCGCATCGGGAACATCGTGGCGCTGCCGACCACCCCGCCGGATGCAAACGGCATCACCCGGCCTTGCGAAAACGGCGCGCCATTGGCCTGCGGGAACAGCCCCGACACCAACGCATTGACCCCGTTCGCCAACAGTCCGCCAAAATGGTCGGTCACCGGCTGCACCGCCGCCGAATAGGCCGTATTGATCATCGACCGTGCGACAATGCCCAAGGCATCCGACAGCTTGATCCCGTCCAGCACCAGCCCATCAAACGCCCGCCTCAGGCCGCCCGAGAACCCGCGCTCCAGGTTGCCCAGATCGCGCACCGTCGCTCCCAAGGTGCCCTGCGTCTCGCGCAGCGATGCCGAGAACGCCGCAGTCATCGCCGCCGCCTCCGACAGCGTGCGCTCCAGCCCGCCCACTTCATCGCTGAACTGGTCCAGTTGCCCGATCTCTGCCATGTCTTCCTCCCAGGCCTATTCCGCCTTGCGGTCGGGAAAGGCGCGCACCAATTCGTCCAGCCGCGACCGCCCCATCGGCGGGCCGGCCCGCTCCAGACCCAGCATCAGCATCAACTCGACCGGCGTCAGCGCCCAGAACTGGGCCGGCGTCAGCCGCAGCTGCGACAACCCCGCCCGCAGCATCCCCGGCCAATCCAGCCGAACGCTCATGCCTCGGGACTCGCAAAGGCGCGGGCCAGCAGTTCGCCCGCCACCCGCGCCGCACCCACCGGCCCACCAGCCACATCCGCCGTCAGCAGATCGGCCGCCGTGCCCTGCCAGCCGCCGCCGCGCAGCCCCGCCACCACCAGCGCCAGCACATCCCGCCCCGAAAACGCACCGCTCTCGAACCGCTCCGCCAACTCCACCAGTGACGGCGCACCAATCGCTGCTTCCAGTTCAGCCAAAGCGCCCAGCGTCAGCTTGGCAACCCGCACTTCACCGTTCAGCGTGATCGCGACCTCGCCGGCAAAGGGGTTGACCATCACGGGCCAACCAGCGCCGTAAAGGTCAGCGCCCCGGCCGAGGCCAGCGCCATCTCGTAGGTCGCCTCGCCATTGTGCGATCCCGCATATTCCAGCGAAGTGATCTGGAAACGCCCCTCAACCGTGCCGAACGCCGGCACGATCACCTGAAAGTTGGGGGTCACGCCGTCGAAAAAGATCTGGCGGGCCCGCTCGTCGGTCGTGGCGTCCTTGAACACGCCATTGCCGCTGATGCTGGCGGATTTCACCCCCGCCCCGCCCAGCAATTCACGCCAGCCGCCTTGCGATTCCAGGCTGGTCACATCCACGCTTTCGGCGTTGAAGCTGATGCGCGTCGCGCGCAGGCCCGCCACGGTCTCGAACAGACCCGCCCCGTTCATGTCGATCTTGATCAACAGATCCTTGCCGTTCTGGGCCGCCATGGCCGTCCCTCCGTGCTCGTGGTTTCATTTGGAACCCGGGTCAGATGCTGTCAGGCATCCTCGACCCGGGCGCGAAAGATCAGGTCGATCTGGCGCTGGTCGCCCGCGCCGATCCGGGCGGCCACCGCCCGGTAAAAGTTCAGCGCCACCAGCCGTCCGCGCGCCAGAACCAGCGGCGCATCGACCAATGCATCGGACACCGCCGCCGCCGCCGCCTTGGCCGTCGCGAACCCGCTCGCCTCGGTCACGACCGAGACGGTGAATTCGTGCTCCGCCCCCCGACCCGTCTTGTCGGATCGGTCCCGCGCCGTCTCGGGGCCGATGGCCACATAGATCGGCGGCAGGATGCCGGTCGGCAGCGCGTCATAGATCGCCGTGCCCACCAACCCGGCCAGCGCCGGATGCGCCAGCAGTCGCTGATACACTGCCGCCTGCAGCGCCATCGCCACGCCATAGCTCATGCTGCGGTCTCCTCTTCGGCCTGGCAGACCAGGAACCGCCCGCCCGCATCGGCCTCGGTGACACTGATCACCTTGAACAGGCGCGTTCCGTCCCGAAACCGCTGCTCGGCCCGTGGCCGCGACGGCGCACCCACCGGGGCGGCCCGCACCGTGATCTTGTAGATCACCCGCGACAGCGCGGTTCCCACCGCCGCCACATCGCGGCCGGTTCCGGCCACGACCTCTGCCCAAAGCTGGCCCTGCGCCTCCCAGGCCGTGGTATAGCCCCCCGCCCCGTCCGAAACGCGGACCGCCGCTTCCAGTGTCAGGGGTCGGCTCAGGATCGGCGGCGTCATGTGCCACCGCCCATGGTCAGCCGGGGCTGACGATAGCGCTCGATCAACGCCGTCACGCCAAACGGCATGCACCCTGCACCCAGATTCACGTCCTGGCGGTACTCATAATAGTGCGCCGCAAGCATCATTACTGCCTGCGCCAGATCTGGCGGCAGATCGCCCCAGACCGGACCGTAGCCCGCCGTGAACGTGATCCGGACAGCCCCGTTCTGCGGCACCGTCGGCAACCCGCCCGACAGCGACACCAGCATCGGCCGGTGCATGTCGGGGTAAAGCTGCCATGCACTTGCCACGATGACT